CGAGTGTGTTCTGTGCCAGCAGGTGCATCATTAGGCTCGTAAGGAACCTCCCCAGGGGGCATCAGATACTCTAGGGATTCATCAAAGTTGATGATAAGAATAGCACGAAGACCGTTGTTGTTGTACTCCTGCAGAAGGTCCACCTTTTCAGATTTTGTCTTAGCAGATGAAACCTTTTGCAGAATCTCAGTCAAGAGTGCATCTTTAGGTAATTTTCTCGGTGCCATATCAAATTAGAATGTTGTTGTAATTGTATCAGTAATCGTCCTCAACGTCAAGATCATCGTCTTCATTAATGAATCTAACTGCAAGCAATTCTTCATCAATAAAAGATCCGTTTCCGTCCAGGAACTCTGGGTGTAAGTTGTTCATCTGTCGCTTGTATGTATGGGTGTCTACAGTGTCCTTGTAGATCCATCCAATGATAGCTCCCAGGGCGAGAGTGATTACCATACTTACGGCAGAGAAAAAGAGAATTACGCTAGTTTCCATCTTTACTATCCTGGTGAATGTCTATCCTAACACGCACCTCTCGTTTTAGTAAGCGAAAGGTACGATCAAACCAACTCGGTGGTTCCTCTTGTACCCTCCTGCTTCTAGGAAGCATAACCTCTATACCTTTATTTAGAAACAGTTCGTCTCTTTCGTTTTGATTTGTCTTTCTCATAGTTCCAAGCATCCTGAAGAATACTGTGTAAGTAGTTGCGAATTTTCCTCGCCTCAGGTTTCCCTAGGTTGGGATATGCTTCACGAACTTCTGGATGTCCACCTTCAATAAGTAAGTCAAGATCCTCTATGGTGATTGACAGATTCTCGGCAGTTGCGCTGTTCATAAACTCATTGACTTCTCGTCTGCTGAATTTATTGTTTTGCAAAAACTCATACATCTTAAATGTTTTCTTGTCTCGGAAGACTGCATCCTCTAAGACGTGCTCTACCATGTCGGATAAGATCTCAACTTGTTCCATCAGATAATGTTCTTCTCTCGTAGATATTTAACAGTTTCGGTGCATCCACCGAGGTGCATGTCATCTTCGATGACTTGTGGGAATGTGCTTCCGTTTCCAAACTCTGCATAGAATTCATCGCGGGTGAAATCCTCACCCAGAGTATAGACTACATGCTGGAGTTCGGCAAGTTCCATTACCTTCTTTACCTTGTCACAATATGGACAACCGTCTTTGGAATAAACTGTGTATGTCATTGTTCTTCTTTTTTGAATAGTTTGCGACACTTCTTAACTTCTTTCAGTTCATCCTTGATGCGCTGATATGCCTCTTCTGGTGGCAATTTTCTTGCCATCTCCATAGCAATGATAACATCAACTCTGGTTCCGAAGTGTTTGAGTGCTTCCTCAAAACAATTTAGTTCTTCATACATAAAAACCCCTGGGACAAAAAATTACCGAAATTTTTTTTTCGAGATTCTGGTAATCAAAAAGTCATTTTCGCACAGGGGAAATCAATTGTCAACACTTATCAGGATTCCTCCTGCAAAAGTTATGAACATATCCATGCACATCAGTATCCATTTGATAGTGTGCATGAGTATGTGCCAACTGAATCAGCATAAAAGATCCAACGATAATAAGGTTGAACTGAGTGACTGGGTGCTTAAGAATTTTCCACATAAAAAAAGGGGTCCGAAGACCCCAGAATTATAGCACAGGAGATCAGAAGGCGAACTTCAGACCAGCCTTGGTGCCGTAGCTACGGTCAACACCAGCAACGCCCGAACCAACGAAGCTGACTTCGCCGTAAGCAGACAGTTGATCGGTCAGACCAGCAGAGATACCTGCCTTACCCGAAGGAACGGTGTCAGAAGCACCGCCGTCAGGAGCAACGATGGTAGCACCGCCTTGGACGTACCAAGCAGCGGATTCGCCCAGAGCACCTTCGTAACCGACGTGGGTGTCGATGTTGGTGCCAGAGTAGTTGCTGCCAGTGAAACCACTGTTAGCTTCAACGTTGACGTAGGGACCTGCAAAAGCAGCGGTCGCCATGAAAGGTGCAGCAGCGGCAGCTGCGAGAACAGATTTGAACATAATTGTTTCCTCGAAATTTACTTGCGGAATGGTTACCCGCAGATGATGGATCGGGTTCGACTTTCCGATCGCATGTGGATATTATACCACAGAGCAAGCGCGAGTAGTTGAGGCACTTATGTCTGTTGTAAAACGTAACAATGCGTCACGTCCACTTATTTATAATACATCATTGGTTCGGGTTTCGTCAATACCCTGTGCCAGTTTTAAAAGTGTCACATGTCATCTTCATAGTCGTAATTCATACGACCAAACATGTGCTCATCATCTTCCCAGGTGGATGGTTCTGCAAACAACTCATCCATCTTGATCTTTTCCATCCTCTTGAATAGAATCTCCAAGTCCAATTCGCTTTCCATTACCTCTCCTTCCAATAGTCTGCTGTTGGATCTTTATCTACAAGATATGTGAAAAGAAAAAATGGGAACAACAAAGATGCTCCCATAAAACAATATACAATTGGGTGGTTTGCGATAAACTCTACAACTTTTATAGCAAAATCCATTGGCAATTAATCGTCGTAAACCAAACACTCAGGAGCACTTGGATTCGCATCACAATAAAGTTCCAGAGAGGTGGGATCATGATGATCTTCTGGATGGTTCTCTGCGTATGCCTCTAGAGCGGCAAGTTCTTCTTCTGTATGTCTGCGAGCCTGAGGAGAAGTCTGAGGATCATCAAGGATCTTCTTGTCGGCTGCAATGTGTGCTTCGATGTTTTCCATTGTTGTTTACATTTTATAGGTATTTATTTTGATCGAGTGAATCTAGATAGTCGATCCACCATTGTGGGTCTTTGTTTCTTTTCCAGACAGGAACTTCCATTCCTTTTTCAGAATAATACTCATAAAGAGCCTGATCGATCTTAGTTGAGATTTCAATAGTCCTCATCCTCTTCGTCAACGTCTGCATATGCGTCATCCACATAGGGTCCGTGTGGTCGTTTGGCATCCTCTCTGACATAGGTTCTCTCAGATTCTACACTAGCAATCCATACAGATAGTTTCATTACTATGTAGATTATAGCGAGTGGAAAGAAACATGCAATGAGTATTAGCGATTGTTCCATAGTTCTCTAAAGTAACGATCAACATGGTTTAAACAATCAAGAGGTGTTGTTTCGGTGCCTAATGCCCATTCAAAACAGAAGTCAGACATCTCTTGGTTAACGTGAGGGACACCATACATCCTAGAAAAGGATGACAATGCAAAATTATACCGCCTTTTAGTGGGCGGTTCCATTTCCCTTGTACATATCGGTGTCGTAATATCCACCTTTCTTTGCTCCAAAGTAGAGTGTAGTCAATACAAACGGCACTGCTACGATGATCAGTGCTCTTTCAAGTAGATGCTCCATATACTTTCTCATTTAAATAAATCTTCTATTTGTCTTCTGGCATCTGCCATCTTCTGTTTTTCACGTTCGGAATGTTTGTATCCATGCTTCCCGTGAAAAATAAAATGACCTTGGCAGATCATAGTCATACCAAAAAGGAATAGTGCTACTACTCCTATCCAATCTACAATGTGATGTTGAGCCATGGGAACATAGGGGGAATGACACCGATTAATCTCAGCAATCCTTCAGCAAATAAAGCAAGAACCACCCAACCAACACACATAGAAATAATGGAAGCATTTCGATTGTGCCTTCGTATAGCAGCATCGATCATCTCCTGAACATCTTCTCTTGATAGTCTTTCAGGTGGTTCTACATCCTTTCCCCAGTTTTTAAAGTTCATGGGTTGTGATTTCTAGAATCTTTGATTTTATTGTACGCCCAAAGGGCAGCAGCGCCTGCACCGACGCCAATGATACAGCAAACAATCATGTGAATAACGTGTTCGTAGGTTGAGTGATCAGCGTGGTTCATCCGAAATACATTACAGAGAGTGTGAAGATAACAAAGATGATGATAGTAAACATCATCAATCCTACACCTGCCCAGGCAACCCAGGCAGGCATAGG